GGCTTGTGAACGCTCGAGCATGAGCGAACACATCTCACGCCTGGCAGCGAATCTGGGTCTTAGTCCTTACTATATCCAGATGTCTGCGTCAGACCAGCGGAAAGGCCGGATTGGATGTCGGGAGTTTATTTGGTCGAAAGACCTCATGTCCGAGGCTCGGGATGATCCACGACCAGTACGACCATTGTATGCCATGGTCGATGTGGATTACTACCTCGACATGCCGCAGATCCTTGCGGATACTCCTGGCCACTATGCGCTGTACACGTTTACCCCGACTGCTGTTGCTGCCGTCAGTTCAGAGTACTCCTTCACATTCAATTGTCTGGATGAAGTTGAGTTCTCTGTCTCTGGCGGCGCCCACTACAAGCACAAGGTGTGGAACTACAATCGCGACACACTTGTCGCGAGCAATTGGTACTCTGGGACTGTGTATGCCGTGGAGCGGCGCATCCTCTCAGATCACCACTCGCTTGTGTTCCTAATCCCTATTCGGACGTACCGATGGTACAACGCCTGGAGGTTGTGGATGGATTTTGGAACCGAGGAGCTCACACGTCTGGTTGTGTTTGAGCCACAGAGCCTAGGACCTGGCTTCACGAGACTTTCTATCCGTGCTTCTGACAAGCACGAGGTCTCCACAGGTCGTCCTGGCCAGTTCCTCGCTTCCACCGTTTCTGTCGCGATTGATGCTAGAATCGCGGTGGTCGCGCGCACGACCAAGGTAGGTCTGACCCTACCGACGGTGCTCTCACACGTCAACGGTGACCATGATGTGGCTGCTCCTTTGTTGGAGTACCACCTCGCACGTGATGGTGCTCCCAGGTGCACGGTGTTCCCCACCCCTTTTGGTGTGAGGAATTACCAGTTCAACCCTGCCACTCACTACGAGGATGCCAAGCCGCTCATGCACCCGTTTGCTTCCCCCATTGTGCCGAACTGTTACGTCCCTACTGACTGCCCAGCGAATACGCAGGCGGCGATAGAGGGCCGCGTGACCAGTCTGGCCCAGGACCTCCATGTCAGTCCCACACAGTTGCAGATGATGGATGAGTTCCTTGCTGAACTCATCCCAGTCCCGCACATGATGGACCCCACTGATTTGGATGAGGTGTGTGAACGCCAATCCCGGCCCACGCAGAGGCGGATTATTAGTGCAGCTGCGGACCTAGGACCACATTTCTCCCCGGAGTTGAAGATGACTCTGAAGAAGGAGAATTATGAATCCGTCAAGGATCCGCGGCCAATCACCGTGCCACCACCCACCGTTAAGGTGGAGTTCTCACGGTACACTTATCCGCTGGCTGAGCATGTAAAGACTACGGAGTGGTACGCCTTTGGGCGCTCCCCAGTCGACATTGCTCGCCGCGTGGCACACTGCTTGGTCAAAGCGGACAGTGCCTCGAACACGGACTACGCACGTTACGACGGGCGAGTCAATGCGATTTTGCGTGAATTTGAGCGGCGGTTGTTGTTGAGAGCGTTCCGCCCAGCTCATCATGCAAGCCTCTTGGAGGCACATCGCGGTGTGTTCGGTTAGAAGGTACTGG